TACAACGCTCGCGGGCGTGGTGGACACTACGCTTGGCACCTCACACGGCGTTGGCTCGTGGGCGACTGCAACGGGGTTTGCCATCGCGGGGGACGCCATGACACTCACCGCGGGGGAGCGCACGGCGATCGATGCGGCGCTAGTCGCGGCCCACGGCGCGGGCTCGTGGGTGGGCGTGGGGCTCACCGCGGGGCAAGCCGCAGAGTTGTCCTATCTGCACATTCACGCGGGCGCCGTGAACGGTAACAAGATGAATCACACGACCGCCGTGATTGGCACACCGGGACGCGCCTACTCGGATGATCTCACCGTCGATCAAACGGTGACGCAAGTTGACGCCAACACAGCCACGTTTGAGCAGGTCCCATGACACTGCACGCGCAAGTTGTAGGGCGCTGGGGGAGGCTCCAAGGGAACGCGCAATTGCGCGGGCACTTCGGGCGGATCCCCTTTGCTCTCGGGGTGGTGATCCACCCCGTGGCTTGCGGTGGCAACACGGCCGCCGTGCTTGGGGACGCCAACACGGTGGGCGCGATTGGTGGGGGCAACCTCGTGACCGTCCTCGGGGGCGGTAACACGATCGAGGTGTACGGGGGAGGTAACACCGTGGAGAGCTTTTGGTCCAACACGGTGAATGAGGAGGAATGCTAGATGGGCGTGACCGATTTTCAATTGAAGCAAGGCGACACGTCCACACGGACGTTTGTTTTGCGCGAACCGGACGGCTCAGCCAAAGGGAGGCGTTTCGATCTCACGGCCTACGTTGCCGCAGATCTCGCGTTCTTTTTCGAGCCTATCGAAACAGACCCCCCGGGCACCGCGTTGATCACGGGCGCGGGCGTGTTTGCGATCGGCGCGGATCCTACCTCGGGCGAGGTTGCCTATACATTCGCGGCCGCGGACACGGGCAACGCTGCGGGTGATTACCGTTGGGAGATCGAAACGCTGCTAGGCGCAACGCGTAACACGTTCCCCCAAGGGGGCTATGGGACGTTGGAGCTTGTTGCAGATCTAGGGGATCAATGATGGGCAAGGCGATCACTTTGGAGTTTCCTTCTTTCGTCCCCGCCCCCGAACATGTGGATCTGCAAATGCCCGACTCGATGCACCCTAGCGATCGCCAATTCCTGATCACGGAGCTGGGAAAGATCACAACTGAGGTGGCCAAACTGGACGAGCGGGGAACGGGCAAGTTTGACAACTTGGAACACCGTTTGCGCGCGGTGGACGCAAGGTTGGCAAAGCTGGAATTGCGCGCAGACGCAAGCGGCGCACATGACATTTCTCTTTTGCAAAAGGCGCTTGAAAAAGAGCGGGCCAAAGGGGACGTGTGGCAAGGGAGGCTTTGGGCAATTCTCGCCACATTCATCACCACGGGGGCGCTCGCATTGATCGCCCACTACATCGCGACGAGGTAAACGAAACATGAATCTGATCAAGTCCAAGAAATTCCAATCTGCGATCCTCACCGTGCTCGGTGTGGTGGCAGCTCACTACACGGGCAATGATGCGATCATCGATCAGATCGCGGGGCTCGGCGCAATGCTGATTGCAGGGTTCGCCGCAGCCGATCACGGCAAGGAAGCGGCCGCGGTGAAAAAGTGAAACGCGCGATCGTCCTCGTCGTGCTCGGGCTCACTCTCACCGGTTGTGGTGCGGTGCTCTCTGCGCTCGCGGCCGCTGCTCCCACGGTCGGCTTGATCGCCACCGCGATCGACGTGGCGGACGAGGGCGCAGCGGCGTTCTTTGCGCGCCACCCCTCGTTGGAAGGGCAAACGCGAACACGTGAGGCCGTGCGCGCGGCCAAGCTTGCCTTGCTGGCCTACCAGCGAGCCGCGGACAGCCCGGACGCTAAGACAGCGGCGCTCGTAGCTTACGGCGCACTGCGGGAGCTGCTCCAAACGTGGGGCGTTCTGGACGGCAAGGGGCCGGCCGGGGGCGCAGACGGAGCGGGGCCAGACGTCGGGCCGCTTGACCTCCCCACCGTCGAGGAGTTAGACGCGGGGGCATGACACCGGAAACCGTTTTGGGCTTGATCCTAGCCGTGGGGCCGTATCCTGGGGGCACGCTCTACAGCCAAACGCCCGTGAGCAAGGACGATCCCGCGGCCGTATCCGTCCCCCACGAGGACAAGGGGCGGACGTTCCGCGCTTATCGCCTCTCTGAGGCCGCTTGCTCTCAGAAGGGGCCAGCATGCGCCCGACCCCACTACAACGCCGCTCTGAGGCGCTGGGAACGTGCAGAAACCTATTTGGAGGGGCTCGATCGTTATTGGCAGATCTCCAACGCGATCGCAGCGGCCAAGCCGAGCCCCGAGGTGCTAGACGCCGCGGTGGTTGTGTTCCGCCATGAGTCGGGCATGTTCCGCCGTGACGTCCACGAGGGCACCAACCATCGACCGTTCCGCACGAGCACCCCCCACGAGGACGGCGGGCTTGCGTGGGGCTTTGGCCAAATTCATTGGAGCAACCGCCCCGAGGTGTATGTGCCCGTCCGGGGGTTTCGTCACATCCGCCTAGGGGAGTTGGTGGGGCTTTCTGATCGCTCCACTGCGTTGTCCGTGGCCGTCCCTATCGTGCGCCTCACTCGCATTGTGAAACAGTGCAAGGGCAAGGGGGCGGTGTGTGTGTTCGTCGGCTACGGGGGCACGGTGAGTGCAAAGCATCCACTGATCAAGGCACGGGTGGCCACGGCCGCACGTGTCCGCAAACTCACGGCCGACCAGCGATCGCTATCGGCAAAAGTCCGCGTGCAACTCGGACTGAAAAAGGAGCCCACATCATGAGTGCTTTCGTTTCGTGCCCCGTTGATCTCACCGTCCACGATCTCGGTTTCGTCAAACTCCCGTCCGGGGTGGAAATCTCCAAGCTCCCCGTGTGGGACTCCGATGCGGGGCTCTACGCTCGCATGGGTTGGCGTGGTGCGGCCGCGTGGCTTGCATCGCGCGGCCTACGCTTGCCCACCGTGGAAGAGTTGCGGGAGTTGGACGCGATCGCGTTGCAGATCAAGCCCTACACCATGCCCACGATCGCCCAACTGAAAGCCGCGGGGATCGGACGCAAAGACACGCGCAAGATCAACGCGTTTCGCAACGCGAATATGTCCACGTTGGCATGGTGCGAGGTGCACGATGCAGCGGTGACGAACCTGCTCAGCAAGGCGGGGCACACGGACGAACCTGTTTTCAACGCGGGCAAGCACTGGGCGGCGGACGGTGTGATCTTTGGTTGGAGCCAAGGGGGTGGCCGCATGATCCAAGGACCATCCAAAGCTCACGCGACCTATGAACACACCGACTACGCCACAACGTTTCACGCGGTGCGAGAAAAGGGCGCGGTGATCGTCCCCGAGGACTCGGACGAGTTGGACGAAGTGATCGTGGAGATCGGATCAACCGCCCCGCCCCCGGACACTGTCCCGGGAGAGTTGCACCCCGAGCCGAGTAAGCCGGGAGAGAAGGGCGGACGCGTTGCCGAGTGGCAACGGTATTTGATCGGCTACTTCGATCGTAACTACGGCGTCCGTGCGTTGCCGAGTTTCGGCGCGGACGGTGATCACGGGCAAGAAACCACGGACTGGACGGACAAGTGGCGGGCGAACCGAGAGATCGAGGACGCCCCCGAGGACGAGGAAGATCCGTGGAGCGAACCCCCCGTGGACGAGGGGTTGCGCGCGGTGAATTTCACGCCAGCCAACCGCGGCCCCGAGGACATTCGGTTGTGTGTGTTGCACTCGATCCAATGCCCGGTCAATGCGCGTTACACCAGATCAAACGCGCGTTGGTTTGCAGGCAAGGCGACACACAAGGGCGTGATCGTGGAGCCCCCGCAAGCCTCAGTCCACTATTGGGTAGGCCCCACGGACAAGAGCGTGTTGCACACTTTGGAGGATCGGCACGTGGGGTGGGGCGCCAAGGGGGGCAACCGTGTTGGCGTGCACATCGAACAGACCGGATACACCGCGAACCCAAGCCGCAACATCGCGCAAACGGATTGGCTCGGGGAGGGGCTTCCCGTGCTCGAACGATCGAGTTGGATCGCTCGTGGGATCTGCGAACGCAACGGGCTCCCGATCGTGCACCTCACACCGGCAGAGATCGCGGCGGGGCGATCGGGGATCTGCACGCACTGGGGCGTGACTCAGGCGTTCAATGTTCCGGGCGGGCACTACGATCCCGGGGGTAAGGATGATCGAGCGTGGCCCATTGCGGACTTCCTCGAAATGGTGCGGGCTCACTAGGGGCGGACTATAAAGCACGATGGCACGTGCCCCGGGCCAGTACCCCGGACGTTGAGCGGGTTCGATTCCTGCCCGCCTCGCCTAGATCACGCGGCGCGTAGCGTTGCGGATCCGCCGCATCACAGCCACCACGTTGAGCCCCACGCGAGCGCACCACGCTCGCAACGGTTGATCTTGCCGGGAGCTATTACAGGATCGGCAAGCGGTGATCAGATTGGCGGGGGCGTTGTGTCCCCCGTTTGCACGGGGGCGCACGTGATCGATCGTGGTGTCCCGTCCGGGGGTGAGCGCACGCTCACAGTAGATGCACGCCCACCGATCACGGCGGTAGATCGCAAGCCGCTTGGCTTTGCGGATCCACCCCGAGCCGTGCCCGCGCTTGCGACACTCACCCAAAGAGCACCGCCCACGCGGCAGACCACGCCGTAAGCCAATGGCCGATCGCCACGAGGTAACAGAAGACACGCCACGCGGCGCGGACGCGGATCACGAACATTCGTAGCACTCCCGCGCGGCACGCTCCCCGAGGGAGGCCGTGTGTTTCTGCACGTGGCCACAAGACAGCGTTTCGATGAACACGCCACCCACGCGGACACGCTTGATCACGCGGCGTCGATCGCGACGAAACCCCGCCTTGGCTACCATCCGTCCCTCGGGGTGAGTTTGCGCAACGTGCGCGCCAAGCTCACGAGCATATCCGTGGGCCACGCCAACGGATCGTCCCCGCCGTAGTAAGCCGAGACGTGTCGGACGAGTATGCGGGTCACATCGCGACGGCGGGCGCGGACGTCGCGGCGCGGGATCATGCGGCGTTTCATGTGACCTCGTCCCCGCCGCACACGGGACAGTTGGCCCGTGGATCGTCCGTGTCCGTGTGCCACGCGTCCGCGCAGTGCTCCCCGTATTGCTTGATCAACCTCGCCACATACCACGCGGCTTTTTTGAGATCGGCCAGCTCGGAGCCCTTGTGTGGGGCGCGGTGTAGATACTTGAGGGCGTTCCCGTAACAGAATCCGCGGCCGTGTCCCTGATCTTCGATCACCTCGATCGACTCGAAACGCCCCGCGGTGTAGTGGGGCGGGTGGTTGATCAGATCGGGGGCGGGCTCGAACGCCACGAGTGCACCGCGGGGACACGAGCACCGCCACGAGTCCCCTTCCTTTTCGCACACGCCCGAGTTGAGACACGCGGCACAATCGGGCGGCCCCTTGGGATCGGGAAGTGTCACCGGTTGCGCGCGGTGAGCCTCGCACCACCCCGCAAACGCGGGGGGATTGTCACAAGCGGGGTTCAGGCAAACCTCAACGCCGCGGAACGTCATGATCGCGCACTCACGATCGGCTCTTTCGTGAACGTCACCCCGGACATAACGGGGGTGCCTTTACACTGTTTCGCCCAAGCCTCGATCGCTCGCACGTCGGGCAAGACGAAACCCGCGGGCAACGCTACCACATTCGTCACCGTTGCCCGCCACACGTGCCGCACGGACACGCCCTTGGGGGCGGTGGCGTCTACGATGGTCGCCAGCTCGGCGGATGCTTCCTCGGGGCTCTCAGCGCTCGCCGCAAGGGCAAGCCGCGCGGCGTTTTGTTGCTCCACGTGATCAAGGAAGCCCGCGATCTTTCCTTTGAGGATCCTCTCTCCCTGCTCCAACGCTTGCCGCGGCACGCGGAACAGATCGTTGACCGCCTTGATCGCTGCGTTCATGGGCACGGTGATCTCTTTGCGCTTGGCTTCAAGTTCCTTGTGACGGCGCTTCACGTCTTTCAGCATGTCCGCCGCAAGCTCGTTGTCCTCGGGAGTGTCGATCGCCCAACCGTCCAAGGCTTCTAGCTCGCCCTCAATCGTGGTGAGCGTGGCTTGCGTGTATCGCTTGGCTAGTGCTGTTGTCATTGTCTCAATCCTTCCTTGTCCAAATACCAAAGGGCGAGCCCCACACCGTCCACCATGTTGTGGTCAAATCCACGGGCACGGGGACGGCGGGGGAGCCGTGCAAACTCCTCGGGCGTGAGAGCGCTCAGGACGCGGGCGTTGTGGATCGCCTTTGGAACCGTCCCTTTCCAACGCCGCGGCGTCACAAGGTGCACCTCGGCGCCGCGGCGGACGTAGTATCCGCGCAAGTCCCCCACGGTGATCGCGAGATCTAGCAGCTGATTTGGATCCCCCTTGCCCCCGTGCGGGTAGATGCGGGGCACCTCGATCACCACGGCCGCGGGGCCGATCTGGATCTCGGGCGGATCGGCTAGCACGTCCTCGTCCACGCGGGCGCCCGCCTCGATCAGCTGGCCATCGAAAAAACGAGCCCACCCCGTGACGCGTCCGGGGTCTATTCCGAGCACCGTCCTCATTTCGGCCACCATGTTGTGGTCAAATCCACGGGCACGGGGACGGCGGGGGAGCCGTGCAAACTCCTCGGGCGTGGCGATCTCACGATCTTTTGCGTCTTGTTGCCGTTGCTCGATCCGCCCCTCTTCGCAGTGTGCACAGTCCGCCGAGATCGCGCCGTGGATGCACGCCCTCACGCCGCCACCCCGTCCCACGCCGCAAGCTTGCCGTCCACGTAGAGCGGCTTGGCGTTCTTGCTCCAACGTCGCATGAGATAGGGCTCAGCCGTTGGCGGAACGTCGGGGAGGAACGGCGCGGCCCCGAGCACCATGAGGCGGGCCAACTCCTCTGCGGCCTCGGGGGCGCGATCGTCGTCGTCCACTTCCACGATGAATTCATCGTGAATGAAATTCACCGGGCGGCCGCCGAAGAGCGGCGATCCCTCGTCCACATAACAAGCCTTGGCAATGAGGAACCCCGCGGCTTTGGCCGCATCGGCCGCCAAGCCTTGGAAGAGCGTGTTACACGCCTCAGTGAAAGAGCACCCCCCGCGATAGCGCTGAACAAACGCTTGCTCGATCGTCGCGTGGCCCGCCTCGCACTGTTGCCCGATCCAAGCAAAGTAAGCGCCGAATTCTGGCCACGCTTCAAGCCACGCGTTTTTCAGCCGGTGGGCTTCCTGCTCCGTCACTTCCACCCCGTAGTTTGATCGGGCGAAGTCCACGAACCGAGACGCACCGAGCCCCCCGGGGAAACCGAAATTGGCGACCTTGCCAACTTGCCGCGCGCGATCGATCTCGTCCTCGTGTTTGCGCTCGTCCGCCTCAGCGTAAGAGCACCCTACGATCTTCGATGCGATCTCTAAGTGAGGATCAAAACCTCGATTCAGCGCGTCCGCCAAAGCACTTGGCACCCCGAGCTGCGAGATCAAAACTTGGCTCACGGTGTGCAACTCGAAACGCCCATAATCCGCGGCCGCGTAGAGCTTGCCGGGGCGTGGCACGTAGCACTCTCGGATCCCTCCCTTGCGTGGCAAGTTCTGAACGTTGGGGGACGAGGACGTGCGACCGGACTCTAGCAAGGTGTTGAACCACGGATGAATCAGCCCGAGCCTCAGCGTTTTGATCTCCGTGCCGATCCGCTTTTTCAGAGAGCTGATCTCACAGTAGGCGATCAGTGTGGGATCGGCCGTGGCCTTGCACTGATCTGCGCCCAACGCAACGCGGTTGGTTGTCGTGAGGACGAGGGCGCGATCCTGTTCCTTGCACACCTTGCGCATGTGCACGGCCGCGGCTTTGGTGTCCCTCGATCCGTCCTCTCGGACAATGCCCGCGGCTTGGAGCAACGCGAGCAAACGATCGTGTTCGATCTGCAAGCTTTGGGCGAGTCGCTCCACGGCCTCGGGATCTGTACGCAACCCCCAACACCTCATGAGGTGTAACCACCACGCCGCGCGCGTTTGGCGAAACTGATCGGCCAAGTAGTGATCGTGATCCTCTTGGGACTTGGCTAGATCCAACGTCGTCACCGCGTCCGTGATCGCGTAGTGCTTCGCGCCCTCGGGCCACCACGTGATCGGGACGTCGTAAAGCTCCCCGTAACGCAACCGCCAAGTGTCCTTGTCCAGCTCCACCCCGAGGTGACGGCGGGCCAGCACTTGGAGACTGTACGGCCGCGCGGCTGGCGGGCCATTGTTCGCGCCAATGTCTATCAGCTTTTGACGAATGATCGTGTCCGTCACTTCCCCGCGTTCATACTTGGCAAAGATCGCGGGGAGCAACTCGGGGAACGCCGCGGCAAAAACGCCAAAGTCAAACGCCACATTGTGGCCGATGAGAACCCGATCGCTCTCTAGCAGATCGATCATCCAATCCCGCGCCTCAGTGCGGTGGACTAGCTCGGACCCGTCCTCGTGAGCAATGCTCATGCACACGAGGGGCGGGGCTTGCAAGCCTTGCGCAAAGAGGGCGGTTTCTGTGTCGAAAGCGATCGGGTGCATGATCTTACTCGTCCTCGTCGTGCATGTAGGGTGCCCAGTTGTGCACGGTGAATTTGCTCTTTTTTGCCTGCGTGATGATTTCGTGGGTCGTCAACTCGACGTAGGCCCCAACGAAATCGTTTTCTGCGGGGCTCGCGGTGGCTTCGTTCAGCATGTCCCCGAGCGTGTTACCGCCTAGCGCTTCGTCGATCTCCGCGCGCTGATCCGATCGGTAACCCGCCACCGCGCCCGCCCACGCCTTCAGGCTCGGGAAAGCCACCGTCTTGTCCTTCATTCCCTGCCACCACGTGCGCTTCTCGCCCTCGATCACCGGGCTGTGTTCGTGCCCTTCCTCCCCGGGGGCGTGCACCTCGATCACTTCCATTTCCACGATAAAGCCAGTGCCCGATTTCACGGACTCCTTGGCGATCGTCTTTTTGATTTCCAGAACACCTCGAAAGCCCGGGGGCATGAACCGCCCACGCTCGAACATGTCCGCATCACCAACGCCATCAAACATTCCCATTTTGCTTTTCTCTTTCTCTACCGGTTTTAGATCCACTTGTCCCAACGTGGCCCGGATCGTTGTGCCACGTCGCTTGCACTGGCGATCGTGAGATCGGCCAGTAGAAGTTTTTGAGGTGCCCCCGTGGAGTCCGCCACGTAGTGGCAATCTCTGTGTGCCTGCCAGAACGCCCCGAGGTGCTCCGCACACGTCGTGAGGATTTCAAAGCTCACCGTGTCCGCCTCTTGTCCGTCACGGTGAGTGCGCCCGATCAGCTGCTCCGTTTGCAAACCGTTTGCAGGCATCGACGTGATCAAGTTGCGGTTCCACGCTTGCAAGTTGCGTCCCGTTCCGTTGCTGGCGATGCTCGCGATCAGTGGCAACGTGCGGGACGCTTGCTCGATCGCGCGGCCGTTGGCGTCCAGTCCTTGCCGGCCGTGGTAGGGCGTCCGTGTGAGCTGGGAAAGCCGCTCAGCAAAACACGTGTGTTCAGTCCACACGATCCCGCGGCCCGTGCGATCCATCCACTTGGCGCACACGTCGATCACGTCGTCCGTCAACCACACGGGCACGGTGTTGGGCTCGAATGAATCACGGATCGCAACCCACGCCCGACACTCGGGGGAGTCCGCGTAAGCCTCACGAACCTGCAATTCGGAGTCCAGCGTTTGGGAGTGTCGCAAGATCTCCCGCGCGTAGGCCGCCCATTCCTTGCGCGCTTCAAGCCATTCCCGAGGCGGCCGCGGATCCCACACGTAATAGAACCCCAACGCCAGCTCACGGGCGTGGCGGAACATTGCGAGCCCATCGACGATGGGCCAACCGTCCGGGGTTTCCCACGTGGAGCGCAACGTGCGGAACGCTGCATCAATCTCGGGGAGATCTTGCCGGGGGTTGAGATCTGAAATGGTGATCGAAGCATCGATCGGCGTTTCATCCGAACAGATGATCGCGGGGGTATCTTGGAGGCGCCTACGGAACGCGAGTCGGGCCGCGCGGCGCTGTTCCCCCGCATCCCATAGCTCAAGCTCGGGGACGTCACAGAGGCGTTTCAGCGCCCCGGGATCGGCGCGTCTTAGTTGCCCCTTGCGCTCGTCCAGTGCGTCCGCCCACAACTCAAGATCGTTGTAACCGCGCGGCAACGGCGCGGCCCCCGGTTGAATGCACCAGTGCAGGATATGGGCGTAATCTAGGATCGAGCGTTTCGTGATCGTTCCGCTCATCGCAACAAACTTGGTTTCAGGATGCTCCCGCATGTAACGCCGCACGCGGCGCGTGCATGCGGCGCGGGGGTTTTTCAGCCGGTGGGCTTCGTCCGCAATGATCAGATCCGGTTGCCATTCGGTGAGCGTGTCCGCGGCTTGGGCTCGCCCGAGTAGCTCATAACTCATGATCTTGATCCACGGCCCGAGCTGCCAATCGGCGCGGTAGGCGGCCTCGTCGTGGCGTGTTTTTCCAATCAGCGCCGCGGGCACCAACAAGAGGGGACGAGCCGCGAACGAAACCACGGGGGCTAGTAGGCTGATCAGCGTCTTGCCACCGCCCACGCGGACGGGGGCGAATAGGCCGCCCTCTGTCCCTAGCTCCACGAGGGCGGCCGCTTGGATCGGCCTCAGTTGTTGTGTGCCCCCCGGCGTTGCAAGGGCGTCTGATAGCCAATCGTGGTCACCGTCCGCCCATTGACGCCGGGGGAGATCGATCACGCGGCGCAACTCGTCATTGTCCGCAACCCCGGGCGGGGGCTCGTCGCAGCCAAACGTGAACGGTTCAACGGGCACGATCAGATCCAATCGGCTTTCGGGAAAGCCTCAGCGCGCCGCATGCGCCCGTGGATCTTGCGGACAACGCGCTTGGAAGGGTTCGTGGAAATCAGCTTTCTGATTTCCATTCCGTGCACAAGCAACCATTCCCCAATGTCCCGTTCCGAGATCTTCATTTCAGTGCCTAGCCGTGAGGCCATATGTGCGTGAATCAGATTGGCAAAGGACGCAACAACGGGGGATCGGCGCCCCTGAAGGCCGATTTCGATCGCTCGGAGTTTCGTGAACAGTCGAACGCACGCCCGAATGTGCGCTGCGGTTGTCCCCTTCATGCGAGCAAGGAACGCACGGGGATCCCCCTCGCTGTCCTCGCACTCCCTGGCCCAACTATAGAACCAATCGGCCCCCGAAACTGCACGGGTGGCGCCGTTTGCGGCGGCCCACAATTCGGCCTCTGTTAGCTCCCCTTTGTAAATGATCGCGCGGATCTCCGTCTTTTCGAGCGAGACATAACTGGCGAATCGTCTGTGCCCGTCTGCGATCGCGTAAACGTCACACCGCTCTTTGACAAGGATCGGGGACAGCAACCCGATTTCCTCAATGCTCTTTGCAATTTGTTGGATCGCGGGGGCATCGTGGCGGATCGCGTTTTGTGATCGCC